CCGTTGATCACCTGACCAGCAGATGCAACAGAAACGAAAGTCAAGAAGGCCGTGATGGCCAGTAGTGTGCGCATTGGATTATCCCTTCACGCGGTTGGTTAAACTGTACTGAGTTCGAGCATTATAAAGACGCCATCTTGGCCGGGTGAACCGATGGCTAAACCGTTCGAGCTGCCATTGCCGCCAGAACCAAATGCACCCCCTTTAGTTGTTTGGGCATCATCCATCTGTTTCTTTGGACCACCCCAAAAAGAGGCCCCGCCGGCTGAAATTTCATAAGGCCCAGAGTCTCCGGCTGCACCGCCACCGCCGTTTATATTTAAGCCGGTTCCAGTCGGTGTGCCGCCAGCGCCGCCCACATCAAAGTAACCACCTCCATCGCGGAGACCTCCAGAACCCCCATTGGCAGTCAGTGTTCCAGCTATAGTATCAAAAGTTGTCGAACCGCCTGCCGTGCCATTAGTAGCAGCTTGCGATGCGCCGCCAGAGCCTACGGATACGGCTTCAGTTGCTGCCACATCTGCGGTATTGATCGGGACAATCTTTGTGCCGCCTGCACCGCCGCCGGTACCTGTGTCCGATGAACTCTCATGAACACCACCCCCGCCACCTCCTGTGAAGATGGCGATGCCAAACACGAAGCCGGTTGGCTTGGTCCATGTTCCGGCACCTGTCGCCGTGATTGTGGTCATTGATATAGAGTTAGGACCGCCACCGCCGCCACCCAGTGCGGCAGACAAGGCAGCAAAACTGACTGTCTTCAGAACTTCACTTGCCGCACTGTCAGTGATTGCAAATCTATCCGCGCTGACGGGTGTTGCCTTGGCGGTTGATCCGGCTATTGAACTGGCTATATTTACCGCGTCTGTTACGTCTGCACTATGCTCAACATTCAGGGCTTCCAGCAATGTCGCCTTGCTGATCGTGCCAACCGCGCCCGCAACAGATTGCACTGCATCGGTTGCATCAACCTGCGTCCAGTTGGCCGCATAGGTAGTGGTGGAAGCGTTGTCCGTTAAAGCGATCAGGCGATCACCAGCGACGAACTCGACACTATCAACCGTGCCTGCTACCGATACGGTATAGAACGCGCCGGTTTGAGCCGAGCCGCCACCGGGAAATGACCCCGCTGAAGCATCCCAGTTGCCCGCATACACCATACCGTTGGCCAGGGCGGCAATGTCGGCTTCAATCTGGTCGAGGTCAACCGCCTGGGTAACGGAAATATGGCCGAGTTTGGTTTCCTGTGCGGTGAGAAAACTCGCCGTGGCCGCATCAAGCACCGCCCGGTTGTCATGCTGGATATCGCGCGCCAATGCGGCACCAAACACTATTGCAGACCCGGACAGATTGATCGCCGCATCGCTGTTGGTGCTTCGGTAAATGGTGGTGCGCACCAGAACAGTCCCGGACGCGGTGTAGGTGCCAAGCCCTTCCTCGAAATCAGACCCGTCCTCGATGACGTAATGGGTTGTATCGCCGTCCGTCATGCCTGCTTCGGCGAAAGTCTGGTAAAAGGCGTCAGTGGCCGCGCCCAGCGTGATGTCGCCGGCATCGGTGGTCGCAGTGGAAACGCGCGCCCGGTCGAGGATGCGGAAGGCCATCAGGCATTACCGGCAGTGATCGAGAACGATGTGACCGTTACCTTCTGGTTCACATTGATGTCGGTGTTGTCGACCTCCATGTCGCCGCCCATGCCAGTCTCGGTGACGGTGCCCTGCTTGTGGCAGGTGGTGCCGGCATTGTCCCATATCCTGAAATACCCGGCCACTGCACCGGCATTGGCGTTCAAGTCTTCCCATGTCCCGCTCTTTTCCTTCACGCCGGACGCTGCGTCCTGCATGAAATCCGATGGCAACGCCATCTCGGCAATCAACGTGCCGGTTGCAGATGCGGCGCAATTGGCCGGGGCTGCGCCGGAATAGATGCGCAGGATCGGTGACGCACCCATGGTGGTCTCCACCGCGTCCAGCTTGGCGTTGCGCACCGCTACGGAATACTGAATGGCCATGCTGACCTCCGATCAGAACACGCCTTCAAGCGCGTTGGTTGGTGGTTCGGGTGCGGCCTGCTGCACCGGGGCGGCCATGGGCACCTGGCGCGACCCTACGGGCCTGCCAGCCTCGTCGCGGATCAGTTCGGTCACCTTGGGCTCCGACATGCTGCGTGCTACCGCAACCATGCCCTGCGATACCTGTTGCAGCGATTGCGCGACGGCCTGCATCAGTTGCTGGTTCTGTTGCATCATGGCCTGGGTAGCCTGCATCAATTGCCGGTTCTGTTGCATGGCCTGGTCGTTCTGGGGCACCTGCGGCATCTGCTGCGGAACCTGCGGCATTGCAGGAGCCTGCCTTGATGGTGTCGAGCCCTCCGAGGTTTCAGGGTCTTCTGCGGTCTCGTAATCGAACATCCGCTCCATCATGCGCATGGAGTGTTCGCCACGCTGCTGCTGCTGATCCTTGTGGGCATTCAACCGGGCAATGGCGATGGCGGTGTTGCTTTCCATCTCCTGTTCCTGAAGATCAGCCTGTGCGCCGATCTGCGCGACCTGGATGCGGCCCTGTATCTCGCGGTCCTTGCTTTCCAGCGCCTGCTGCATCTGCTGCAGGGCCTGTTCCAGTTCCGCGATACGCGGGTCCATGTCCTCTTCTTTTTCGAAGAACCTGTCGCCATCACGATAACCGGCGAGCCCGAACAGTTCCGCGGTGATTTCCTCGTCCCTGAGACGCTTCTGCGCCCGTTCGCCAAGCAGTTCCAGCGCCGACTTGGCCGCAAGGGTGAACTTCTGCATCTTCTGCATCGGATCAGCCGAACCGTTGCCGGCAGCGACCCTGCACAGGACCTCGCCTTCAAGCAGTTCGTCATCGATAACGGAGATGCCGTATTTCTTGCGAAGCCCCGCCTTCTCGCCGCAAATCGCCAGCACGGTGGCATCTGCCTCGTACCATGCGATCAGGTTGGATATCTGCCGTATGGTGGGCTCGACCCATGTTTCGATCCACACCTTGAGATCGAAGTCGGATACCGCTTCGGCGCTGGACCGCAACATGCCCATGCCGCCAACGGTCTCGTTGAGTTGCCGGTTGGTCGAAACCGAACCACCGCTGAATGAACCGTACAGTTCGTCGAAGTCGGAATTGATGCGGTCCACCATGTGGAAACTGGACTGCTGCGGTCCCGGCCGGGACAGTTCCTTCACGTCCTGATCGACATTGGTCACAAACACGTTGGTGTCGGCGCTTCGGTTCTGCAACTGGCGCGAATTGATCTGCTTGTTCCTGCGGATCAGGGTCACCGGTGAGATCGACTGTTTGGTCGCATCCAGCTGGAGGTTGACGGTATCGTTCAGTTCGCGCTGCATCGGCTGGATCTGCGCCACGTTCGACATCGGGTCGATCTTGTGGCTTTCCAGCGCGCCCAGGCCCAGCACAAGGGGCCGTTCCCCGAACTGTTCGGGGTAGACCTCGCGAACCGGGGCAGGTTCGGACAACAGCACACCATGGCCGATGGACCAGTAGTGCCAGTCCTCGCCGTGATATTTGACAAAGTTCTCATGCACCCAGCAGATCTGGAAATCGTCGACGGACGCCTTGTTGTCATCGAGCCGGTCGCGGCCTGACTGGCCGTCACGCGCACGCCTCACACCTGACTGCTCGTCGTTGTTGCGACTCTGCGAATGGGTAACGATGGTGGCGCGCTCGACATTCAGCCACTTGATGCCGGGGCTGCTTGCATTTTTCATCATGCCGACGACATCGCCGACCGACATGGGGTTTTCCAGAATGAAGAATGACGATCCCTGCACCTGGTCGGACCAGTGTGCACCCGGATCGCGATGGCACTGGTCGATGGGGAACACCCTCGACATGGGCCGGTTCTTGCGGATTGCCTGCCGGGTCCGCTTCTGGATGGTGATTTCGCCGGTTTCGGGGTCCTCGACCTCTACTTCCTCGGTGACATCATAGGTCTCGTACTGCCAGTACTGTTTCGACACGCACAGACCGGTGAGGCGAGCGTCCTGCAGCGCGCCCATGGCCTCGAGAAACCACGGCATTCCCGCCTTGCCGGATGCCCGGTCCAGTCGGTAATTGACCAGTTCATGACGGATTGCTGCACGCGCCCGTGACACGGGATCACTCTCGTTGGTCGCCTTGATCTGTACCGCGTCCATGGTAGCGAACAGGGCGGATGCCGCCGTTGCCATGGACGAGCGCACAGCGGATCGGGTTTTTGGCCTGAAGTGCCTCGATCTGCCGCGATACTGCGATGAATTGTACTTCGAGCCGGCCATATGCTCGTTCTGGAAGGCGCGATAGCTGTCAATCCATGTGCGGCGCACGCCGGAATTGACATGAGCGGTCGACCACGAGATAGCCTCGCGCGTCAGCGCCAGGGCCTTGTTATGGGTGAGCGTGCCGTCATCGTCTTCTTCAGGGCCGTTGATGTGGTCGCCAAACTGCTCGGACTTGTCCGCAGCGGTGAGTCCGCGCTCTATGGTGTCTGCTGCATGGGCCATCAAATCACTCCGGCGGCTTCAGTTTGCGACGGAAAAGGCCGCCATACTTCGCCATGGAAGCGAGGTAGCTGGCGTAATCGATACCTGAACGCGGCAACCGGTATCGCTCCAGGAACTGGCCGCCGGCCGCGACAACGCTCTTCAGGCCGGGATCGGACACAAGGTCGCGGATCTTGAGGATGAACGAATAATCGGTGAAGCCCGGCAGCTTGATCTTGGCGATGCCGACATTGCGGTGATGCGAGACCTCGACAAACCACGGATGGCCCGGATAGTGCTGCTGCAACGTGTTCATGATCGCGTCTGCAAGGCGCTGGTCGCTGTTCGTGTGTGGATCGTAGCCGCCTTCGGTCAGGGTCGGGTCGACACTGAACATGCGGTCGGTGAAACCGATGCTGGCATCGGAAGACGTCAGAAACCTCATTCGCTGTACGCCCCCCTGCTCTTTTCGCGACCCCGAAATTCCCGACCGTTTGAAAAACTGTACTCGACCGGGTTCTCGGCCTCCTCGATGCGGTCGGGATCGGCCTCCTGCATGATGGAGATCAGCGAGCGGGCCGTGGTTTTCACAGTGGTTGAGCGTCCCATGGGGCACCTCGCTAGTCAGGATGGTCGGGTTGTTCGATCTTGTCGTCCTCGAACGGCACCGCCGGCACCGGGTCCATGTCGTAGACACGACTGGCGGCGTCGATCAGGTCGTCGCGGGGCGAGAACGGGTGAAACCGGCATTCCTCGATGAAGGCTCGCGTCAGATCGTAGACCCTGGCACTGCCGCCATCGTCTTCGGCAACGCGCTGGATCGGCTTTACGGCCAGATACTCCTGCCCGGCCAGCCTGAGTTTGGTCTGCACCGGCGTCGGCTGCTGAACAGAACGAAACTTGATCTGTTCGGTTTCCTCGTCGAGATACCACTCCACAAGCGGCTTGGTTGGCGGTTTCCTGCCTATCTCGATGGCGCGCTTGCGAGCATCGTCATCCTTGGCCTGCACTTCATGCCAGACATATCCGGGAATGAAGAACCGGCCCAGTTCCATGTCGGGCTGTAGCCGCTGGATGCGGTCTGTTTTCGCATGTTCGCCATCGCGCGGCCAGTTGATTTCCTCGATCTCGAACCAGATGCCTTCGCGTTCCATTTCCTTCTCGAACGTGGCTATATCGGACTGCATGCCGTAACGCTCGTAGCCCATGCGGACCATCTGCACACCGGCAGTGTCGCTCCACTTCTTCCACAGGCCTCTGAACCGGCGCCATCGTTCGGTCAGGTTCATCTTGTGGCGGTAGCCATCAAGCAGGTACTTGTTGCCCAGGGTGTCGATGCCGATGACAGCCATGGCGGTGTTGTCGGTGTTCTTGCGCTTGATGCCCGATGACGGGTCGCAGATGATGTAGATGTTGAGGTACAGGGGCCGCTGCCAGTACGGCCTGAACCAGTGGACCGAGAAGGTTGCTTCCTTGCCTTCGGACGGGTTCTGGAGCATCTGCGCCGCCAGCTGCGACGCCATCTCCACCTTGATCGCATCCCAGCCTGCCGGGGACATGAAAACCGGATTGCCTTCGCGCCGGCCGTTATGCGTGGCCGGGTATATCCTCGGCTTCAGAACCTTCCGGTCAATGATGATGCCGTAGGTGTCGGCAAAGCTGTATCTGGTGCCATTGTGCCATTTGCGTGTGGCTTCACCGACGCCAAGCGGTGCGGACAGTTCCCATTGTTCGGTGCATTTGCGCACCATGTCGGGGTTGCGCACCAACTTCTCGTTGACCAGGTCATCGTAGACCAGCAGGCGGAAGTGACGCCCGGTCGGCAATCCCTCGATGAGCCCGTAGGCCTCGATCGTGCATTCCTTGGGGTTGGACTTCCGCTTGACCGTGATGCCGTCTATCGACCAGGCCGGGGATTCCTTCTTCGGCTCGTCATACAGCACATCGCAATAGATGGCCTTGAGCAGTTCATTGGTCTCGAACTCGAACTTGATCTGCTTGAGAAACGGCTTCGCGATGGGGTTGGTGGCGGCGAAAATGCCGACCGTGATCTCCGGATCGCACAGTATCTCCTGGATGATGCCGGCAAAGGTGATGATGGTGGACTTGTAGTGAAACCGTGCCCACAGATCCAGAAACCCGTCCGGTTCCGCCTCGATCTCGCGGCAACGGTCAAACAGCCATGGATGCAGCGCATCCTCACGGCTGAGCAGGCAGGTCAGCAGGAAGAACCTGTCGTTACAGCCTAGAAGCGCCCAGTCGTCGGGCTGGTATGGCTGCACCGCCATGAAGCGGTTGTAGAACTCGACGGTCTCTTCATAGTCGAGATAGGGCAGTTGTTCGGCAATGAAGACGGCGAGATTTTCGTTGTCCGCATTGACATAACGCGCGCCGCGAACCTGCATGTCATCAGGGTTTCGGGACGAGTTGTTTCACGTTGCCCATAACCTGCGCCAGCTTCTCCTTGTGCGCCGTGGCCGGGCGGGTTTCGGCCTGGCCGGGCACCACTATCGCGCCGTCACGAATGCTGGTCAGGTCCTGAATGCACTCCAGCAGCCCCTTGATCTCGGAAGGGTTGGACAACACCATGTTCTCGACCGATCGATGTATGGCCATGACCATCTCACCCTGCAGGCCGATGATGGCGTCATCCGACATCGCAGGCGTGTAGGGCGTAAGGGTGTCGATGATCTCCTGCTTCACGCGGTCACGCGCCCGTGTCTGCCAGTCGTGCGAGCGTGCCCACAATGCAATCGAGGCGTAGGACAGTTTCGCGTCGGGATACCGCTTGATCAGTTCGTCGTAACACCGCTTCAGCGTGGTCTGGCCCTTGGTGCTGGCGAACAGGTCCTGATAGACCTCGTAGGCCTTTTCCTTGGTGATGCCGGTCGGCGTCCGGGTGCGGTCAATCGGGTTCTTTTTGGCCGCAGGTTTCCGGGCAGGTTTCTTTGCCATGTGTCCGCTCCTTTAGTGAATTTGATGCCGCTGTTTGAGCCGGCAACAGGGAGCGGTCCCTTGCCGGCCAAGGCTCAATCAAGCACACCGTCCAGGCAAACGGCTCTGCGATCTCGCGGCGCTCCTTGTTCTGAGGCGTTACAAGTAACGTTATGCGTAACGCTACCGGACGCCGACCTGGTTGCAGGTGTCGCCACATCTGTCGACATAATCGGAGACAAGTGTGCGGGCTTCGCAAAGCAATTCGCCTGCCTTCGTCAGATCCGGGTGCGCACCTGCTTCTTCAAGGCAAAGCTGCGCGGAATATATGGCCTTTTCGGCAGGAGTCATCATATCTGTGCGGTTTCGCCTTGGCATGCCAGCCTGATTGATGGCTCGACCCATCTTGACCTCGGACGCCTGATCAAGCGCGGCCTCCTCACGCGGCCAGACCCAGAAGTCGGGAGCCATGGCAGCGGCACCCTGATTTTCCTTGACCTTGCTTTGGTGGCTGACAGACCCCACCAGGAGCGGGCTATCAAGATCAGCGAATACCGTGAGATTGCACATCTCGTCGGCAGTGCCGGGGCTGAACACCCTTGTCACGATGGCGGCATACGGGCCGTGTCCATTGTGGTTGGACTGCCGGTCAGGGTTGCTGGTGTGGTAGTGGACGATGCGGCCTACCGTTGGCGTTGTGGGGTGCGGCCCCCATGGTCCCACCTTGGTTTCGCCTGTATCGACAGGCTTTTCCAACTCCATGTCCCTGGTGATGTGGTTAAAGAATTTATCCGCAGCATCAAGAATGGGGTCTTCTCCGGTAGGGCCATTGACTGCTAGCCCGCCAAACAGCCGCAACGCCATCTCAACGCATTCGTGCCTGAGTTCCATTTGTTTGTAGACCTTCAACATTGAATTCCGCTCTTTCAATAGAAAAACCCCGACGAAGCGTGCGCGCTCTGCCGGGGTGTGCCTTGGTTGAACCAAACCGCCCTCTCGATGCAGTTTGGGTAATCTAGTGATATTGCCCCTACGCGCGCGCGCCAGACTCGTCAACTACCCAAAGTGTGAAATCGACACGAAACCGCTATATGTGGCGGTTTGCGCAAGTCTTGTTCAGGCGATCTCCGCCAGCAACCGGGCCTTGGCAACCTCCAGCACACCGATCGATGTTTGAAGGTCCGGTCCCGAGTTGAAGAACCCGCTGGTCGACCCGTCAGCATCCTTCTGACGCCATGCAATGACCATGGCGTCAGGGTCGAACCTGCCTTCGTCGATATCACGCAGCATGGCGATCAGCGTGTCGCGCGGCGTCCAGTCGGCCCCGCTCCTGGATTTATGGGCCTTAGCCTCGAATATTGATATGGGGTGGTCGGCGAAGTCCTGTTCAGGCTTGCATCCGTTGGGGCATGGCTTTGTTTCGTTGCCATAGCAATCGGGCGGCGGCACGAAAACACGACCTGTGTCACGGCATTCGGTGCATTTGAATGCAACATCGTTGCCGGGCTCAGCGTCAATCCCTTTAGGCCTGGCGAATTTTGTCAGCGGCAGCACCTTGCTCCGCAAAAGGTCGCTCAACTCATCGCTATACAACTTGTGCTTGTGATCGTCACACAGGCCCATAGGACTGACGTACGTATCCACTATCGTTGAGCAGAAATGGCAAGGTGCCTTGTATTGGTCATCCGTCATCACAAACCTCCTTTGCTAGGGCTGGATCTGCCGGGTTTCTTGGTGTTGAGGTATTCTTCGCGAAGAGCGTCCATTTGCGACCTGGCCCGGCGAAGCCGCTTCCCCTGAACCGTGGTGCTGGTGATGGCGCACTTCGGTATCCACATCACGCCGCAGCACTGGTGGTCGCCATCGCTTTCGATCCCGATGTGCGGAGCCAGGGCGATGCAGTCCTCGGTTTCAGCCACAATCCAGCCGATTGACTGCATCTTGCAGTGGCTGGACGACTTCACATCGCTGATGAACTCCCAGCCGCTGGATGCGCCACGGGAGTCGACCCACTCGATGATGCTGGGGGGATCGTCAATCCCTGTTGATGGTTGGGATATCTGACCATTGCGGATGTCGTTGAAGAGGCTTTGGGTTGACCCCTCCATGGTCTCAGGGCTCACGACGCCAATGGCGGCGCTGACACAGACCTCATCGCCGCATTCCTCGGCGTTAAACCGAAACATGCTGTTGTGGAGCAGAAAGTCTGTTACCGAACGGGCTGCGGGTGCGTAGCCGCACCCGAGGCGGTCGCCGTCTTTCATGCTGGCCCATCTATGACCGGGCAGAATCTGGGTGCCAACAACAGTCTGAACCCTGTCAGCATTCACGCCCGGCATACACTCTGGGCACGGGAACTTCCGTACCGACTCTATGGAACCGCCAAATGGCTCCGTCGCCGCCTCTCGGGCATTCCGCAAGCCGGTGACCGTATCGCGCAACCGCGCGTTCTCGTCCCGATACGCCTTGAGCGGGTCGTAGTGCCATTGGCCGGATGCATCGCACCCCAATTGCTGGCTGAGTACGTGTCCATCCTCATCCTTGCCATCATCCATTTCAACTTCCCACAGCATGCCGCCGTTCTCGCCGGCCGTCTTGCTCGGGTCGTCAGGTTTTGGTGTTGGTTCGTATGGCGACACCTTGCGGGCGCACCATGCGCCGTCCTCATCGAAGCCGGTCTCTGTGAACATGGTTCCCTTCCAATAATCTTCAGGGCTGGGCCAGACGTTGTCCCCATTTCCGGTTACGCTAGCCAAGGCTGCTTCGACCTGGTCCGCCAGTTTTTGATGGTGTTTGCTCAGAGGGTATTTATACACGGTGCGTCGCGCCTCGCAGTCCACCATTGGCTGTATCTCCTTAAGAGCAGCGACCAGACCGTCAATCACCGCGATTGCCCGGGTGATGGTGGGCGGCACCTCACCAAACGCTGCAGCCAGCACAGGCTCGTGCCCGAAATGCTCCAGTTCCTTGCGTATGTCGGTCATCAAACAATCCTCCAGTATTCGGCAAGCACATCCAGACCGGCCACCGCGCGCTCGATCCGGGTTGCAGACGGCCAGCGGCAGTCCAGCAGTGTGTGCAGGGGTGAAATTGAAAGCGGTGCTTGTGCGCTCAGTATCTGCATGGCCTCTCGCCACAACATATGGGCGCGTTCCTCACGCTCGATCTTCTCGTCCTCGGTCAGCGAGCGATCCGGGGCCTCTTCATTCTCGCTGGTGATGTGGTACTGGCTCAGCGCCGGGCCTCCCCGGCCTGTCACGACGAAACGCAGGTACCCGAGACGCATGGCGGCGGCATAGCGACGATCAGCAATGACCCGCAACTTCTCGCTGTCCCTGGCGCTCGCCCTGGCCCTGAACAACAACACGTCCAGCGGTTCGGTGGACTGATTCCAGTTCATGCCCTTGGGCAGCACAGCAACACGGGTGCCGTCCGCATCCTCGCGGTAGCGGATAAGCCCCAACGCCTCGGCCTTGCGCAGCTTCAGTTCGCGCGTCGGCGAGCCGTGACCATAGATCTGGCGAAGTTGCGCGCCCGATTTTTGTTTGGTGCCTTTTGCCGGCAGTATCCCAGCCTTTATTAGCTGTTTTCTGCGGTTTTTGCGCTTTGACATTGCGTCGCCTTTTTTTATCCAACTGCTTTTGCGGCCTATTGTGCCGCTATCGGGTACGCCCACTGTTACTAACCTCTCCACGGTGGGCTTTAGCGCCCGTCGCTGTTGCAGGCATTGCGGCATCTGCTTTTTCTCTCCACTTCCCGTGGTGTTGGGCTGAACAAGGCTCAGCGTTTGCGGTGCTGCCTGATCAGGGCCTCCGCTTCATTTCCAGATATGTATCGATATCCCGCTCCTTGCAGCCGGCCCTTGACCACTGGGTCGCCTGCCAATTGGTCATCCTGTTGATCTTGACCTGTGCCGGTGTCGTTAATATCCCCACATCGCGTGAAGGGCGCATGGTACCGCCGCGCGAACGGTGGCTTTGCCTGTACCCAAAGTGTTCGGTTCTTCTGTTATCGCCAGGGCCAGGGCGAGGCATCAACGGTGCAGATGCGCCAGTGAACAACGGTCTTGACATCGCGCCGATCAATCCTGTCAGTGCGGCCGCCAGAAATCCGGATCTGTTAAACATTCTGTGCTTCCTTTCTCGCGGCATCGCGTCGCCGCTGGTTCTGTTTGTGGGTGACGAGCTCGAGGTGTTTCTCGTTCACACAGCGCCTTGTCCTGCACTTGTGATCGATCTGCTTCTTGCCGGGGATGTAGCCGTGATGGTGCGTGAACACGACGCGATGCACCGCGACCGTCTGGCCGTCCAGGTTCATGCGGGGATATCCACCGCCACGGCCATCGCCTGAAAGTGGTCCTGTCCACAGATGGCAGCCTGTTTCATCACAGACCTCGACCCGCTCCATGATGCGATCGATGATGGATTGACGGCGCTTACCCACGGAGCCACGCCTCGATGACCGGGGTGAACCATGCAAGATGATCGGGCGCCGGCCTGCCCATGGAGCGACGGCGAAGCGTGCGACCCCTGATGGCGGGGTAGCAGGTGTTGCCGATACTCCAGCCACGCTCGACCCATGTGCGCACAACATGTTCCGCACCGCGTTCAGGACATCCTGAAACCCTGCACAGTTCCGCCGCCATCTCCGCGTTGGTGAGAAGCGACCAGTCCGGGATTCTGGTTTTGGTGGTCATCTGCCATTCCTCATTCCGTTGGCAACAAATGACACAAGTTCCCTGGACGGCCCTGACGCGCCCTTGGGCGTGGCAGCGGCAGGCGCCGTCCTCGCGCGCGCAAGCGCGTGCGAGTCTAGGTCTCCATCTGTGTCTTGGTCTGGTCTACTCTCGGTCTCGGTCTCGGTCTCGGTGGTGATACCCTTTTGATAGGCTTTGAACATCGTCCCGATAGCCTTGACCAAAGCCTCCCCACTGGCCCGGTCGCGGTTAAAGCCCTTGGCCTCGATACAGTCGCTAAACTCTTGGAGTGATTGAAGTTTCAGTTCGCGTGACGATGCAGACTTGAGGTGGGCGAGAATGCCGATCGCATGTTTTGCATTGGTTGGCGGATTGAAAGACACCCAATTTACTATTCTGACTGTCTCTGACGCCTTGTCGAAGTCTATAAGACCGGCACTTGAAAGGCTTTCGATAGCCTTTGATATAGCCTCAAAACTCCAATTCAGATCTGCTGCTGCATACCCTTGCTTGAGCGTATAACAGCCCGACGAATTGGAGTGTGGGCAGGTCAGCATGTACAGATATGCAAGCTTTGCCTGGTCGTCATGAAGGCTGTTGAACTTGGTGCTGTTCCATATGGAGTTTGATACTTTGGTGAACTCACGCATGAGCCTGTTCCTTTGTCTTTTCGTGGAAGGCGTGGCCGTCGCACTCAACTACCAACCAGAAATCCTTGATTGCAGCCCTGTCGCAAACAAGAAAATCAACACGATACTTCCCGATATATGCTTGCGGGATCACGCACACATTGGATGTGTTGTCGCCTTCGTTGAGGGCTTCAACAGAGCCAAAAACCTTATGTATCCCGGGTGGTGCAAAAGCGTCTGAACATACAGTGCCTCAAGCAATATCTGCTCTATAGGGCTACCGATCATTCTCAGCACTTCTTGGTGTGAGGCGTCCACATCAAGGATGTACTCGACAATATCCCTTGCGTAGTCGAGAATTCGTTCACGAGGTTTGCTCATTGGCCAAACACCTCCATCACCAGATCAATGAAGTCCCGACAGGGCTCTGTCGGCTTGCCCAGCACATACAGGATGGTGGCGTGGTCCCGGTTAAACCTCCTGCCCAGTTCGCAGGATGAAAGTCTCGGAACCAGTATGTGCGCAGCATGGATTGCGGCATGGCGGGCCTGCGAGGTCTTCCTGTCGCGCCCGGTGCCCTCGATCACACCGGGCTGGATGTCGTAATACTTCTCGGCGGCGACGATTATGCGGCGCACGGTGGGCGGAAACCGGACGCTGGCTGGGAATGTGCCGGCAACAGCCTCTTCGCCTGTTGGTGATGCCGGCATCTTCGGCCCGGTCGGGTCGTGGCGATGTCGCCTCCCCTCAATCCTGTGAAGCTTCGACAGGCCGCCGCCGATGGTGCCTTTGGGCGCCACAACCATCAGCCAGTTGTTGAGTGCTACGGGTATCTCCAGCGCGCGGCACACCCTGTGTACGGTTTCGTTGGACACACCAAGCGTCCGTGCCGCGTCAGCGCTGTTGTGGCTATTCCTGACGGTGCGGCGGAAGTGTGCCACTTGTTGCGGTGACCATTCATCGGTGATCATTTCGACCCCTTTCTTGCGAGTTTTCCAATCTGTTCCCCGGCAGGCCTGAACGGTGGCTCCATCACCATCACCGACCCGTCCGGACAAGGCTTGCTGATCAGCAGCTCGACGGTGTTGAAGCGTCGGCTGCATTGGGGGCACGAGCGACGGCGACGCACGGCGTTGTCGACGCAAACGGTCCTGATGATCCTGAGTTTGCAGCGGCACGCCGGGCAGGAGTTCATGTGGCCTCCATGAGGTTTACCAGCGGGATCGGGTCGCGGTCGGCATCGATACGATTGCGGGCGATCACGGCGTACTCTGAGTTGATCTCGACCAGGATGGCGCTGCGCTGCAGCCGGTCTGCAACGAGCCCCGTGGTGCCGGCACCGCCAAAAGGGTCCAGCACCACGCCGCCGGCCGGACATCCGGCCAGGATGCAGCGTTCGACCAGCTCAGGCGGGAACGTGGCGAAGTGGGCTTCCTTGAAGGGCCTTGTCGCCATGGCCTGCTTGAGATTATTGTTGGCGATTGTCAGTTCCATGAGTCCGCTCCTTTATGATTGCCTCGATGATAGGTTTGTTCTTCTCGCACCAGCGCAGGGTGGTGATCGCGTCGGTCAGGCTGGTGATGGTGTAGGGGGCGTCGGGGGCGTTGCCCTTCTTCTCCACCCCTATGGCGCGTTCAACGGCCTGGATCTGGGCGGTGAGAGATCTCATGAGGCCACCCTGTCCTGCCGGTACCCGGCAACCGCGGCATCCCACATGGCCGCGGCGTCCGCGTTCATGCGGTAACCCCGGCCCCATACCGTTTCGATGGTGATGCCGTGCGGCTTCAGCGCCTTGCGCGATTTGCAGACATAGACTTTCACCATCTGGTCGTCCGCGTAATCGGCATCAGATTTCAAGCCATAGAGCAGGTCGTGCAGCCGGGAATGCGAAACCAGTTCAGGAGACCTTGCCCGCAGCAGCTGGCAGACCTTCATTTGCCCGCCCGTCATACCGGAGATATGAACCTCTCCGGGCTCTTCCAGTGCGGACCTGAGCATGTCGACCTGGTGTTGCAGGTCGTCATTGCGGGATCGAAGGGCTTCGCAAGTGGGGCACGACATCGCTCACCTCCCCTTGCTGTCCAGAAATGGCGGCGGGTCCAGATCGTGGGCGGCAGGCGTTGATGGGACGGTGGGGCAACCAACATCAACGCCTGCTTCCTCACCAGCAGCGGCTTGGGGGGCATCCTCACCACTGCTGTTTTCGACATCACCGGGGGGCAAGGGGGTGGCAGGGGTGCCTGTCCCGGCGGTGTCGTTCGGTTCCTCGTGCGTGCGCGCACGCGAGGGCTGTTCTTCGGGCCTGTCTGACGGGATCATGCCAAGAGCCGACATGTAGAGATCGAGAATGGCCTCTTCTTCCTGTCGCTCGGCAGCGTCGCGCCGCCGCAAGGCGATGACCTTCTTCATGATCTTGGTATCGAAGCCGTTGGCCTTCGCCTCGGAGTAGACCTCGGCCTTGTCGGCGCTGATGGCCTTGCCATCTTCTTCCAATCGCTCGATGCGCTCGACAAGCGCCCGCAACTGGCCTTGCGCAAAGGATGAATTATGACCGATGTCACCCATCATAACGCTCCTTCTGGGCAAGAACGGCGTCAGCGGCTGCGCGCGAGCAGCAATCGTCGGGCTTCACCCGCGATAGCTTCCGCCTTGTCAGCCAGAGCCTGAACGGAAGCGTCAGCACTGCCCATGTGTTCGACGCGAAGGATTTCGGTTTCAAGGGCCGACATCTGGCGGCGCAGGTGCCGGAGATAGGCGCGCTCGATCCGGTTGAAGACGTGGCCTGCAATGGCCTTTGGACATCTTGAGGGCTGGATGATGGACTTGAGAAATGATCTGGAGATTTGTTCACGGTCTCCAATCTGTTTGATGGCATCGTCATTATTCTCCGCTTTTTCCGCCGCAATAAGCGCACCCACAATCGTCCTGGCCTCATCGACCATTTCGGGTGCGTTCAAAATTCGGTTCGTCTCGTACATTTGCCTGAACTCCATCCATGTCATTTTGCCTGCATGGAAGAACCAACTAACTTCGCTCACATCGGCCAACTGGCCGCTCAAGTTGTTGCCAACATCAGGCGGTTGCAGCCGCCTGAACATGACTGTCTCTCTAGGCCGCCGCTTCCGGCTTCGCGCCATACAGGTCGCGCCGCAGATCGTGACGGGATATCCCGGTGATCCTCTCCACCTCAAGAACGCGCTCGGCAGGAATGTCCGCCCATTGGCAGATTGCCGGTTGCGCAATGCCTAACTCCGCCGCGAGCGCCATCCCCCGCCCCCTCTTGCTGCGTATCCACTTGACGAGCCGCACCATTCCCTCGGAATTGCTGCGGACCAGCCTTATCGGGATAAAACAATGGGTATTGACGTAAGCCATGATCTCGTCGGACCTGTCGAACCACTCGCCGTGCAGCCGGAAATCGGCAAATCGGGACTGAATGTCCGCCTCACCAGCCTCGTCGCCGTCGACCACACCAAGCAGCATCACCGGAAACGGTGCATCGCTGCCGATCTTGACCACGCGCTTGTGCGGGTCTTTGGAAAACCCGATCTTCACTCTGCCTGCGCATTCAATGAAATAAATCATGCCGACTCCTGCATTTCATCGAAAGCGTCGGGCAGGAAGTCATCGGCCTTCACGGCTCCGTTTGTCTCGCGGACAATTCGGTTGGCCAGGCTCATCGAGGGGGTGCGTTCACGGCATTCGAGCCGGTTTATCGTCCACTTGGTCACGCCCACCTTCTCCGCAAATTCCTGCTGAGAAATGCCAAGCCTGTTCCGGTACAATGCAAGCGGGTGTTTCGGTTTCATGACGGCAAGTTGGCAAAACACCAACCGAAAGTCAATAGGTCGCAATCAAAAAAGTTGGCAATTTGGCAGTCTTCAATTTTGTGGGGAGTTGGTATTGTTGCGGTGGGGTCCCGGCAGGCGGGTCAAGGGTAAGCCAGAAGCACTATGGATCGCATCGGACACAATATACCGTTGCGCCACTACCTTAAAGAGTGGCGAACGCACAAGCATCTGACGCAGCAACAACTGGCGGACCGCCTGGACACATCCAAGGATCAGATCAGCCGGTTTGAAAACAATCAACGCAAAATGACCACTATTGCGGCATCCGAATTTGCCGAAGCGCTGGGAATTGACCCGTTCGACATATTCCACCACCCCGACACGCCCAGCGCCGACGCCCTTCTCAGGGACACCTCACCACGCATTCGCGAGCAGGCCGTTACCGTCCTGAAGGCCCTTCTCAAGATAGCCTGATACACACCAGATCAATCGCCCCGTAGAAAAATCGATTGGCGTTTTGCCAACTTTTTTTCTGTCGACCTATTGACTTTCGGTTGGTGTTTTGCCAACTTCCTCCTGATCAAAGGAGCGAACATCCATGGCCTATCACCCTCATTCAGACGCAACCCCTGCGTTCTCTTGGCGCGGCGTCACCTTGTGGTGCTGGGCAGAGGACCACGATGACGGTCACAAGAAGGCCGAACGCGAAGCGGCCTTTCCTGACGGCAGCACGAAAAAACTGGATTGGTCACCCTACGCCCGCGTGAGCGAAGATGATTTCCGGCGCTGGATCAACCTGGGGTGTCCTGATCGCAGCCAGACCGACACACCACATGCCGCGCTCACCAGCGATACCCTCAAACGTTTCGAGGCGGCTGTCGCACTCACCTATGTGACACGGCCCGCCGGACGCATGGTCGGAGCCCAGCGCAATGCGTGAGCCCACCCCGATACACGTTCTTTACCGCTGGCACCACACCGCCATGACCAAGGGCAGGACTGCCGTTCATGATGGTGATCCGCAATGCGGATGGTTCAAGCGCCGGCTTGTCAAGGGAGGCCCGTGGGTTCCGGCCCGGATATGGCTGGAGCAGTCCGTCGACGAAAACGACGAACTCGACGCCGATGAAGTCTACCGGTGCGAAGTCTGCGGCAAAGAGCGCGACCCATACGATCAATGGACATGGCTCGCCAACAACCCGATCACCGAAGAAGAATTCAACTACATGACCGAATTGCGCGAATGGGCCGGCTGGAACGAGGTCACGTCTGAACCTCTCTACAACCCCAACCGCCCAATCGACCACCTCACCACCAAGCCCCCGTTCTAAAGGAGATTTCAGATGAACACACTGGCGTCAGAAGCAACCATTGGCCACAACAAGCCGCCACTTTCAGTCCCGGCACCGGACGACATCCAGGCTGCGTTGATGGCCGAGCATGAAGCCATGCTCAAGCGGCGCGATGAACTGGCCGCTGCCGAGGAACGGATACCGCCGATCACCAGTGAAGCGGTCTCCGGCAAGGTGTCGGATTACCTGGTCCAGTTGTCCGAACTCAACAAGGCAGCCGAAAAGCACCGGACATCGGAAAAAGACCCATATCTCAGCGGCGGGCGCACGGTGGACGGTTTCTTCAAGGCCATTACCGATCCTGTCGACGAGATCAGGAAAAGGGTCAACGCCAAACAGACTGCCTACCTCAACGAAATGGAGGCGCGTGAACGCCGTGCCCGCATGGAAGCGGAAGCCGCAGCGCGTGCCGAAGAGGACCGCCTGCGCAAGGAAGCTGAAGAAGCCGCCGCCAAACTGGAAACCGACGACAATCTGACTGATGCCGTCGACGCTGAAAACCGGGCCAGACAGGCAGAAGCCGACCGCATCGAGGCGCAGCAGGCCGCGAACGCGAAAGCGTCCCAACTGTCGCGGGTCAGAGGCTCCATGGGCGGGGTGTCGAGCCTGCGCACCACATGGACCGCATCGGACATCGATCGCGCAACCCTCGATCTGGAAGCGCTGCGCCCGTACTTCGCAGCCGACGCACTGGAAAAGGCCGTCAAGGCATTCGTGCGCACCGGCGGTCGCAAACTTACAGGCGCGAAAATCTACGAAACCAAAACCGCGATGACGCGATAGGAGGCATCATGAACGAACTCGTAAAGCACTCAACAAACACAATGCCCGGTGGCATGTCCGCTCCCATCGGCGTGCAGATCATGTTCGACGACGATCTGTACGACCGGTGCAAGCAGGTCGCCAACCTGATGGCACACGCCAAGGGCATGACGCCACCGCATTTGATCAACTGTCCCGAGGCATGCTTCGCGGTCATCGTCAAGGCGTTGACATGGAGGCTGGACCCTTACTCGGTTGCCGCCAGCACATACCAGACGCCCGGCGGCAAGGTCGGTTACGAGGGCAAGCTGGTGCAAGCCATCCTTGAGAACAGCGGGGCAATCGAAGGCAACGTCGAATACGAACTTTTCGGCGACTGGGACAAGGTTCGCGCCAACTTCACCATGGGCAAAAGCCAGAAGGGCAATGATGTGCCCAAGCAGAACTGGACGCCCAAGGACGAGGAAGGTCTCGGCGTCATTGTGTCTGCCCAAGTCAAGGGAGAAGCGCAGCGGCGAACGCTTTCGTTCCTGATGTCCGAGGCATATCCGAGGTTTTCAACACTGTGGATTGTGCGGCCATCGCAACAGATCAAGTACACAGCCTGCCGCGCGTTTGCCAACACGGTGTCTCCTGGCATCTTTATGGGCATCCCGTTCGACTTCGATCAGTCCGAACAGATGGTCAACGTCACGCCACGGCCAGAACAGAATGGCCGGGCGGTCGAAACCATCATCAGCCAAGATGAAAACGAAGGCCCGACACCCTACGAACTCGGCAAGGCAGACCAGCGCGCAGGCAAGACCATCAGGCAGGCGCCGCGTTCACTCAAGCCCGCTGAGTATGACGAATGGGTCAAGGGGCACCAGGATGCAGAAGCCGAAGATGCGCAGATCGTCGAAGAAGAGGGCGAGCAGGAGGAGGCTGATCCCGAAACCGGTGAGGTCACAGGCAAAGACGATCTGTTCGAAGAGACCCGAGAACCTCTCAAGCTGAGCGATATCGAAAAGCACCTACTCAAGATGCTGGAAAACGATGACCTGACGATCAAGGAGATCGATTTCATCGCCGAACAGGTCGAGGACCGGGCCGACGAGATAGTCGACAAGGAAACCCTTGACGTCGCGATCATCGCAAAGCGCGACGAACTCGCCAAGGCAGGCAAGTGATGGTCAGGATCGCCGACGACGACATCGACACCATCACGGCCTCCATGGACGGAACTGAAATCCGTGCATGGGGCTACGCCGACCGCTCTGAACAGCGCACGAAAATGGGCCTCGCCCGCGAATTTGCCGAAGGCTGGTTCCAGTGCGCAAAACACAAGGAGACTGCCCAGTGAAAGCCCTTATTCTCGATACCGAAACCACCGGCCTGTTCAATTACAAGAACGGAGCCGATCATCCTGAACAGCCCCGGATGTGCGCGCTTGGTGCCGCCCTGCTGGATGCTGACGGCACGCAGATGGACTCCATGTTCAGCCTGATCAGGCCGGACGGCTGGTCCGACCACGTTCTGAGGCCGGAAAACCATCGCGACGCCTTTAACATCAACGGACTGTCCATCGAGCAACTGGAGGCCGAAGGCGAGCCGATTGTCGATGTGCTGACGCGCTACGATGAACTGGTGGACCAGTGCGAACTCATTGTCGGGTTCAGCGTCGCCTATGACCAGAAGATCGTCAGGGGCGAACAGCGCCGGCTGGACAGGCCTGACCGCTATGGCGAGCGGCCCACGTTCGACACGATGTATGCCTGTCGCAAGGAACTCGGCGTCGGCAGGCTCAAGCTTGTCGAGGCAGTCGAGCGCATCCTTGGCCGGCCACCAACCTCCCCCCACACCGCAGACGGCGACCTGGCCGATACCATCGCGCTCTACAACGAATGCAGGGTGCGCGGCATCGTGGTTCCGAAACCGCAGGTTTCAAAGGAGGTGGCGTGATGGGCAAGGCCGATGGACCAGCTTGCCTGCATTGCGACAAACCTTCTGTCTTGACCAGCGGGCAGGAAATTTACCCGCATCGCCGTGACCTGTGGACAAAATCCATCTGGATATGCCGTCCCTGCAAGGCAACGTGCGGGTGCCACCCCGGCAGCATTAAACCGCTTGGCTATCCGGCCAACAAGACAACCAGAAGTGCGCGGATGAAACTGCACAACCTGCGTCTTGATCCTTTGTGGAAGAACGCTCCGAAGGGGCGTCGCAAGGCAGCGAGAACAGCCGCCTACAAATTGCTCTCTGACCGAATGGGCCTGGCCCGAGACAAGACCCACAGAAGCATGGAAGGCGCTGGAAGGCGTCACCACGAATACCTTGATGGCGGAGGTAGACTGAAATGACGGGCCTCGCCCTTCCCAAGTCACCGCGCCAGCACGCCACCCCTTATCTGAAGATGGTGGCGTCCCTGCCCTGCCTGCTGTCGGGCCGGATCATCGGCGTGCAGGCCGCGCACATCGCCTACGGGTCGGTGACCTGGGACAAGCACTATACCGGCATGGCCGAAAAGGCCGATGACCGCTGGACCGTGCCGCTGTGCCAGGAACTGCACCTGATGAACACCGGCAGCCAGCACCACCACGGGCATGAAGAGTTGTGGTGGGCGCAATTCGGCGTGGATCCGTTGCGCGTCGCACACCTGCTCTGGGAGTACAGGGACAGGTTCGATCTCATGCTGGATGTCGTCGAGGCCTTTACCCCGAAAGACAGGATGGTCGTGGCGCGGATCGCCGGCATCCTGATGAACGAGACGATTGGTACGTTGCGTGAACTTTCCAACCAACGGGCATGACGCCCTTTCAAAGGAGGACTACCCCATGAACAAGCAACCCAAAACCGCAGTGCTGATACAGGCGCTGGTTGAGTCCCAGGCCGACGACTGCCGCGAACTGATGGACTTCTATCTCGCGCAGATGGCTGATCTGGATGACAAGATCAAGGCCCTGCAGGATACCCGTGACGCGCGCGGCGAACGCCTCAACCGGCTGATCGACACGGTTGTCAAAACCTTCACCGACACCATGACGGACGCCCGTCGCAACGATGCCGATATGTTCGACCAGATCATTGCCGACGCGCAGAACGTGCATACCGAGTTTCAGCAGCGCCTCGACGCCATGACCGGCACGGTCAAGACCTCGCGCGTCAACGATGAGGCTGTCACCAACGTGAAGTCCATCGGGGCAAGGCCGGAAGTTTCCGAGGCCGCGTAACCAGCGCGCGCAACCAGGCCGGGGAGGCTGGTGTGAAAATACCTCCCCACAAATTTCAAAGGACACAAGATGGACGGATTGATTGTAGACAGTTTCGCAGGCGGCGGTGGCGCATCCCTTGGCATAGAAATGGCGCTGGGCCGGTCGCCCGACATCGCCATCAATCACGATGCCGCCGCCATTGCGATGCACCAGGCCAACCATCCCGACACCTTGCATCTGTCCAAGAATATCTGGCAGGTCGACCCGCTCGATTACGTGAAGGGCCGCAAGGTCTCTCTGGCGTGGTTCTCGCCAGACTGCAAGCACTTCTCCAAGGCCAAGGGCGGCAAGCCGGTCGCCCGCAACATACGTGACCTGGCATGGGTTGTGGTGTTGTGGGCCCAGCGGGTCAAGCCCGACATCATCATGCTGGAAAATGTCGAGGAATTTCGCACATGGGGCCCGCTGACAGACGACAACAAGCCATGTCCCGTCCGCAAGGGCGAAACCTTCCGCAAATGGACAGGGCAACTGCGCAAGGAAGGCTATAAGGTCCAGTTCCGCGAATTGCGGGCATGCGACTCGGTCCCGCCATGGATGGTGAAGAAGCTTGTTGCAGCAAACGTCCATGCCGTAGCCGAAAAGGAGGTTGCGTAATGGAAATAAGGTTTAAGGCAATCCTGCCTGAAGATATCACTCAGCGCGAAAGAGACGCGTTGGTGGATCAGCTTTTAGGCGACATGAGTGCTGAACAGATTGCCAAAGTGGTGCACCGCAAGTGCGGCGCTCCAATCATTCCAATCATCTCCCGCATAGACCAGGAGGGGTGTTAGCTATGACAGAAATCAAGGCCAAAGGCCGCGCGATCGATGGTGTTGTGCACGACGGGTATCCGCAATGCGCATAGAAAGAACATCATTTTCGTGGTCGCCGATATTCCCGGAGCCTGAATACTACGGTTACCGCTACGGAATCGCGATTGGGTGCTGGGTGATACTGTGGAAAAAGACGCACCCGGTGAAGCGGTAATGACCAACTTCCGGCCCTACCCGCCCGACTGGTGCGATGAAGAAACCGCAGCCTACCTGCTGTCGATATCGACATCCAGCTTGCGGCGCTATGTGGCCGAAGGGCTGCTCCCCAAAGGTGTGGTTCTGCGCGGTGTCACAAGATGGTCCCGGCAACAGATCAATGACGCCATGGACCGGCTGAACCAGAAATCACTTGAACCGAACCCCGTGCCCGGCAATGATGATCACCTTAGAGAGCGGATCAGGAAGCGCATTCATGGGGAAAAGGAAGCGGCTCATGGTTGAGTTGCCGCCTGGGGTCCATCGCGTCACAACCAAGGGCAGGGATTACTTCTACTACCAACCAGGTCGCGGAACGGACAAATCAGGCAAGCGGGTCAGGATCAAGGGCAACCCGCAAACTCAGGAATTCTGGGCAGACATAGAGCGATTGAGCGGCGATGACCCAAGGGGCCATCTGCACCAGGTCGTGGACGCCTACATGGCGTCGCCGGACTATCTCGGCCTGCAGGCCAGCACGCAGCGCAACTATGCCTACTACCTGCTGGACTTCCGGTCCCGTCTCGGCGAATTCTCCCCCGACGACATAACGCCCGTGGATCTGCTGGAACTGCGCGACTCCATGGGAGACCAGAAGGCCAAGGCCAACCATTACCTGTCAGTGATCAAATCCCTCTACGCATGGGCGATACCGCGCGGACGCGCCAGCCGGAACCCGGTCAACGACACACCCCGCTTCAAGCACCGGAAGGTCGGGCGCGAGCCGTGGCCGGCATGGGCGTTCGATCTGTGCGACAAGCACATGCGATACGATCTGTGGGTGACAGTGCAGCTGGAGCGATACACCGGGCAGCGGATATCGGACTGTCTGAAGATGCGGCTGTCGCATATCGACTGGTCAGGCGACTGGCCGGAGATCGAGGTTGTCCAGCAGAAGACCAAGAAGCCCCTGAAGGTTCCGGCACACCCCAGCCTGGTCCCGGTCCTGAAGGACCTCAAGGCCCGCGGCTGGATGGTCCTTGCCGGCAAACTGAAGCCCATGGGCAAGATGTTCACCACGGAGCAGTATCACGCCGCCTGGGGCCGTGAAATGGCCAAGCCGGGACTTGCCCCGCTCAAGGAGCATAAATACACCTCCCACGGGCTGCGCAAGTCGGCCTGCGTCAATCTTGCGGAGGTAGGATGCACTGACGAAGAGATCATGTCGGTAACCGGGCTGTCCCGACAGATGATCTCGACCTACACCGCTGGCGTCAATCAGCAGCGGATCGCGCGCAATGCGATGCGCAAATGGCGCGATGGCGGGTTGACTTCCACGGGCGATGAGGGCAAATAGACAACATCAGGCCAGCCCGATTGTAAAACTCTTGTAAAACTTTTTCGGGCCGGTTTTCCAAAGTGTTGAAATCTTTGGATAAAACAGGCTGACCGGTGGGGAATAGGTTAACGGTAGATTATCCCACTGCCTCCCCCACAAGCGAACAATCCTCATAAAAAACAGCAACTTACCAACGTCCCGGCGGTTTTACAATCCGGTCAAAAATCCGGTCATTCAGGCCCATAAAGTCCCATATTGTACAACGATTGTAAAACTTTTCGGGCCGTTTTGGGTGCGAAATCTCCGGTATTCTGCGGCTTCCGTTCGGTCAACGCTTTCGCGCATGACAGGTATACATCCGCTTCTTATTGCGTGGCCTGCGATCATCCGTAGACTCTACCAAGGGGCAGGTTGTTGTGGGAGGCTCCTTGTCCGCGTTTCAAAAGAACCACATCAACCTCTCACGCACAGAGGAGGAAACGATCATGGAACGTATCTGTCAAAGAGTAGTGTCTCGCAGACGGATGATTGTCGGTGTTATTGGCGCGGCAATCGTTGCGAGCAAGCCAGCCCATAGCCAAGCGTCTTCGACAACGCCGCACATTGCATTCCTGAACAAAGATCAGATGCAAACACTCATTGACCACCACCAGGGCGAAGCAACCCTTCTATCGAATGACGGTGCCGACGCCGTCGCCACGGCCCGTCGCATCCTTGAGGCACTTGACTGGAGCAAGGGTTAATTACTCTCCCGAAAGGCGCTTGTCGCGCCGCTGGTAGTGATCGACTGTCGCGCCGTGGCGGGCACGGCAGTCAACCAGGCTGGCCCGGTCGCGCCGCCAGTATACTTCCGTCAAGCGCCTGTTGAGCGACGTGTGACTACTCAGGTCAACGGGGCGCACGCACGGCCTTGTCAGGGATGGCGGGGCTGCCGTGAGGTTCGGCTTCACCTTACCTGATCCGGTCCAGTCTGCGCAGGCTGTCAGCATCAAAGCACACGTCACCAGCGCCAGGGCTTGCATCAGCCTTGGTGTCGAGTTGTTGGATTTCAGCATCGCGCTTTTCCTTTTCGTTGATGATGGCGACCGCCTCGGCATCAGATTTGCGGCGTTCGTCCTCGTTGACGGCGATCTGCCGGGTCTGCTCCTTCAGGGCAGCGGCAGCGCATTCGTTTCGTCCCGCTTCAAGACCCGAGGAATACAGCCACCAGGCTACAAACAGGGCACCAGCAGCTGAAGCGGCCGGCACCAGCCAGACGGGTACGGCGAAGTTGATTCCGGCCTTCAGCAGCCATTTGGTGATGAACTTTGTCACTGTCCGCCTCCATCATAAAACTGCCTTGCCTTGGCCGCTTGTTTCGACTTCTTGCGCCGCGACCAGACAATGTAACCACCGAAGCAAAGCGCCAGCAGAATGACCGCGATCCACGGCGCAGCCTTCATCAGGTTGTCGACATCGCTGGCAACCTGCGACCCGGCGCTGGTGACGGTGGATGCCGTCAAGGCCATTGCGCCGAGATTGGTCTTTGAGGAAAACAAGCCGGGCTCCTCGACTTCAGATACCAGTTGCGCCATGTCTTCGGTCATCACGGGCCGGTCAACCGTCACCGGCGCGGGCCGGCTCACCTCATAGCCAGCGCGAAGAGCCGCAACCGTTGCTCGGTCAAACTTGCCCGTGGACTTGACGCCGGTGGCCATCTGGAACCGCTTGATAGCAGCCTCTGTCTTCGGCCCGACATACCCGTCAACACCGCCAAACTCATAGCCGGCCATTGCAAGCAACTTCTGCAGGTACATGATGCGCTCGTCAGGTGCCTTCGGTGGCCGGATTGTGCGCTTGCTCCACACACCCCTGATATCAGCCGCAGGCAACCCCCTGGACAATGCCCACGGAATGGCGTCGAAGCAGGGACAGGCTTTCAGGTGCTCATGTGGTTCAATGATGCCGTCGCCGTCACGGTCAGGAGACAGGTCACGGTGGCCGCAAACCTTCGCGCCGGGATACTTGGCAGCCATCTTGCGCAAAAGCCCCTCCAGCGCCTGCATTTGCGCCGGTGTCGCGTTGTTTTGCGGCCTGCCCGACGCATCAATACCGCCGACCATAGACACGCCCAAGGCAACCGAATTGAAGCCCCTGACGTGATTGCTGACTACACGGTCGCCGCCCGGCGCCGCTTCGATGCGACCATCCCGGTTGATGATGTAGCGGTAGCCGCACCGCGACCAGCCGCGCGCCTTGTGCATCGCGGTTACGCCGGCAAGCCCGCCGTTCCAATTTGGCGGTGTTGCAGTGACGTGAACGACGAGATACTTAGTCGATTTCCGGTTCATGGTGGCTTCCTTTCAGGCATTAAAAAACCCGCTCGGGGCGGGCAAAACGGACGGGTAATGGCGGGGTGCTATAGCGGGCTGCCGCGGGCGGCGTTGACAAGCCTCTGGTACAGCGGTTCGGCCACCATAAATCTGCCGTCGATGCAACCTTCATCCTCCAGCGCGATGCCATGCACTATCTGGCCATTAACCGTTCGGGTGAGCAGCATGATGCGATCTGCACTGAGCGACGACCGTGGCGGCTCCTCATTGAAAACGCGCAGCATCCTGTGCGCCTCATCGCCGGTAAATATCTCGTGAATGCGCCATGGCGTGTTTTCAATGGCACGCTCTTCTTCCAGCGTGCTGCACAACGTAATGACCATGACGCCCTCTGCACGGGCAGGCGTCATTCTCAGGTGCGCCACGATCAGCAGGCAAGCCAATGCAGCTGCGATCAGGGCGAGCAGGACAAAAATTGGCGCACGACTTTCCGTGTCCAGGCCTTTTGGGCGGGGCATGTTCGTTTCTCCTATGGATAGTTGCGGGCACAAAAAACCCGCCGAAGCGGGTTGTCAAAAGTCTTGCGGTGATGGGGGCCGCTAGGGTGCCTCCCTTTGACTCTCTGAAATCTGACAACCCAATTCAAAACCCTCGCGGTTCGGCCAGGTGCCGCCAGACACCAGCAATCCCTTTTTCTTCAACCCGAGTGCAACCTTCACATCATCGCCTATAGGATGAAACGGGCTGGCCTTGCAGGCCGTTCTAATTCGAGCCAAAAGCAATTCTTCGGCCTCTGACAGCCAGATGTCTTTCCCCTCCTTG